GAAATTAAAACAGAATTGGTAAGGTTTATTTAAATAGATGAAACATGTTTAACGAATTAGCAAAAGAAATACACGAAGGTAACGCCGCTCGCGGTTTTTGGGAAGATGAACGCAAATTAACGGAGGTAGTTATGCTAACTGTTTGCGAATTAGCCGAAGCGATAGAAGCGGACCGCGATGGCAAATGGGCGGCACAAATAAACTACGATAATTACATGAATAATCAGCACCCTGCGGTATTTCGTGAAAATATCAAAGACACCGTACAGGATGAAATAGCCGATGCCATTATTAGGCTATTGGATTTTAGCCATAAATTTAATATTGATTTAGATTTTCACATTAAGGCAAAATTAGAATACAATGCTTCAAGACCTTACAAACATGGAAAAACCTATTGATAGTATCGTAGAATCTGTTATAGCGAAGTTTAAACATCGTAGCGAAACAGGAATTGAAAAGTACGGCAAAACGCTTGACCGTGAAGATTTAAATTTTATTGAATGGGTTAATCACTTGCAAGAAGAATTGATGGATGCTATTCTTTATGCTGAAAAATTAAAACAAAATGCTAACACTAAATTCTAATTCTTTAGCCGTTGTAAGGCTACAAATGCAACTTAGACAGCTTGACTTCTATGCAGGTTTAATTGATGGGTTCTATGATGAAACAATGCGCAATGCTGTTATAGAATTTCAAAAAAAATATCAATTGGTTCCCGATGGAATTGCAGGACCGAAAACGTTAACGGTTGCAAATACTGTTTGCGCTGATGGATTCCATACTTTGTTTTTACATTGTTCTGCGGGTCCTGAGTTCCGCGATGCTAAAGCTGAACAAATTATAGCAATGCACACCCTACCCGTTTCTAAAGGCGGGCGCGGTTGGTCAAAGCCTGGTTATGCAGATGTAATTGAAACGAGCGGCAAACTTGTAAACATTTGGAAATACAATGAAGATAATCTTATAAACGAATGGGAACAAACGTGGGGCGTTTTAGGCACTACATTACTAAATAGAAATGCAAGGCACGTTTGCTATATCGGAGGCATGACTGCTGATATGCGAATGCCTAAAGATACGCGCACACCTGGGCAATTACTTACTATGTATAACTACGTTCATGATATTGTAAAGCATAACCCTAAAATTATAATTGCAGGGCATAACCAAGTGCAGAATAAAGCATGTCCAAGTTTTGATGTTCCTAAATATTTGGAATCAATTAAAATCCCTGCGTATAACATCGCTAATTGGTCTTCTAAACTAAAGATATGACACAAACAGAAAAACACCGATTAAGGCGAATTTTGGAATACAAAAAAGGCTATTGCGATGCGCTGTTATGGATTCAAAATGAAGAACCTTACGATGAGGAATTAGAACTAAGGATTGACATATATTTACATAAAATTGAAGAACTTGAAAACAAATTGAAAGGACATGACTAATGAAGAAAAAAAAGCTGCACTAATCGCTAAAGTTGGTGAGCAAAAAGTAAACGAATTAACGCAAAACATTTGGTTATTATTAGGGTCGCTAAAAACTGCAAAATATGCGATAGCACAGTTCGAACCTAATAAGCTAAAATTTGAAATGAAAAAGCGTTTTTTAGATTTGCACACGGCTATAAACCTATTTGTTAATACGTTTGAAAAGGCGGCGAATCCCGATGAACGGGAACTATTAAATACAACGTCTTATGAAAACGTTGGCGCGGTTGCTGAATTGATAGCGATGGCGATAACCTTACCTGAATCGCAGATTGAATGGTATTTAGATGAGTGTAAAAAATTGACTTATGTAGCGTTTAATAAATCACAGAATGAACTGCGTAGCGAAGGCGGTCAATAAAATGTTTCCTAATCAGGATACAAGCGAATTTCATAATAGAACGTTAGGCGTTGGCATGGGTGATATACAGCGCATGATACCTGCTGATTTATCTGTTTGGGCTGTTTATTGCAATCATTACAAATGCGTAAATTTTGACCTAATAAGGCAGCTACCTAAAACAAATGATTATATCCCGTTATTTTTGTTTCATTCGCAAATGAATGACCGCTTTAGGCTACATTGTGAGTTTGCGCTGTGGGATAGAAATACGGTTGTAGTTAATGACATAGAACACGATGCTGATTATTATTTTAAGCATAACAAAGTAGTACAGGTTGCAGCCTTAATAAAATTTGAAACACATCAAATACTAATTGCGAAAAAATGAAAAACCGCTGCATATCACTACGCAACGGTCTGAGAACACATGAAAACAAAAGAGCAAAACAGTAAATTATTCGCCTGCAGGTTTATCACTTGCAGGTTTTTTTAGCATATCTTTAGGATTAGGAATAAAACCTTTAAAGTAACCGATAATGTCAACGCCCGTAGTTTGTGAAACGTTCTCAAAGATAGATTTTAATTCTATGCCACAAACGAAAAGTGCAACGTAATAAGATAACGTAAATTCTAAGTCAAGCATCCAGGTAAAAACTTGACTACTTATAATTGCTAAACAATAATCATTCATTTTAGAAATGGTTCTTCTAAAACCCCTCGATTGTATTTTTTCGCCCAATGCTTTAGCTTTTCGAACGCCTGTTAAAAAGTCAATCAATAGCATGAAGCTAAGACAGATAATTAGCGGTTTTAAAATACAAAGTTGCATTTTAATTTCGGGCAGCACCTTCATGAAGAAATTTAGGGAATCTGAGGTAATTGTTAGGGAATCCATTAACTGAGTTTAATATAGCGTGAAACAATAACAGCCGCTGGCGTACCTATAAAGATAAACCACCACGGCAGCGGTACGAAAATGACAAAGAACGTAAATGTAAATAGTGCAACCCATGTACCAAAGCAGATAGGACATGCGCCCGCCATTGACCAAGGGTTATTTTTCATATTGTTTTCAGTATCGTTATAAACGTGTTCAACTTGTTGTAAATAGTCTTTGTAAATCACATCAGATTCTTCAGCGGTTTTATTTTCAAGTTGACCGTTTAAAAGCAAATCGCGTTTTATTTTCCAAGCGTTGTATTTAGCCCACACGCGGTTTTTTTCTTTTGTTTCGAAGTCTAAGTAACGTTTAGAAATAAAAGCGCCATAAGCGGAAAATATACGCCCTGTGTAATATTCGCCCTGTAAAGGTGAACCTATGCAGTAATGTAAAAACACTATTGCACAGGCTGCGATGGGAATGAGGATTAGAAGTGATAGCATTACATTGGTGGGAATGGCGGTGAAGGCTTCGGTTTATAGTCGATAAGCGGCAAATCTTTGACCCATTGAAACTCAGGATTGACGCAAAAGTCTATTTCTTCAACTGAAATAATCCAGTTATCAAAATCATCCTGTATCGGGTTAAAATAGCTATCTTCATCGTAAAGCTGCCCTATAAGGCTATCTTTTTGTGTTTCTGTTTTAGGTACTAAGCTGACAATTGACAATACAGAAAAAACAAGCGTAACGGCTGCAACGCCTGCAACTATTACGACATCGGCACTTACTGATGATGCAGAAATTACGGTTGACATTGACCAAATTGGGAATGGTACTGCAACAGGTTTGAAAATCACTTTAATCGGCACAAGATGATAATAAATCCATACGCTTTTGGGGTTGCTTATGACCCTGATGCACAGGCATTTTTCACGGCTTCAGGACTTACAGGTGCGACAAATTTAACTGCTATAAATAATTTAGTTGTGGCGCTGAAAGGTTACGGCATTTGGACAAAGATGAAAGCTATTTACCCTATGGTTGGTGGAACGGCTGCTTTGCATAAATGGAATTTAAAAGACCCAAGAGATTTAGATGCAGCGTTTAGGTTGGTGTTTTCTGGAGGTTGGACACATAGTAGTACAGGGGCGTTACCTAATGGTACTAATGGTTATGCAGATACCTTTTTAAATGCAAATACTATATTGCAACAATTTTCTCATCACCATGCTTTTTATCACAATACTGACAATATAGGTACAGCTTTAAGAAGTATGGGTGGAGCACAATCTACATCAACTGTAA